TAGAACGCCGCTGCTGGCACGGCTGGGCCGGTGTAGTCGGCATGCAGCACGACAGTCGCCGGAGGCGTGCCGGTCGCGAATGTGACGGTGAACGCCATCTGGCTGCCGCCCCGGTGTCGCGCCGCGAGGAGTTGTGCTTGCCAGTTGCGCATAGCTTACGCCTTCTCCCAGCAGACCATCCGATGCCCGGAGGCCTCGCGCCAGATGACCCAGCCCACCGACGCCGCGGCGATGTCGTCCAGGTCGCCGGCCTTGTCGGCAATCACGCCTGTCGTGGCCGTGGCGAACGCCCCGGTTATCGTGCCGGTGCAGCCCTCGCCAATCTCCAGGCCGGATGGGGTGATCCCGGTCCAAATCCCTGTGCGGGTCACAGTGTGATGCGCGCCGTCTTTCAGGGTCGGCGCGAAGGAGCCAGCGCCCGCGGTCCCGAGGTCGACCAGGCATGGCTGACGCTCGACGGTGCCGCCTGCGGTCCAGCGCAGACGGTCTCCGGCCGCGGTGCCTGTCGACGCGGCGACAGCACCTATGGCGCCCGGCGTGATAACGTCGGCTTGCCCAACAGCATGCGCGGAAGCATGGAGCGCGGGCTTGAAGAGATACCAGGCGAGGCTGTTCCAGGCTGTGACACCATCGCCAATCTTGATGCCTGGAGTAGTAGTCTCAAGCCCGATTTCGCCCTCGGCGAGCACCAGATTCTCTCCGGCCCATGCGAGCGCTGTCCCGCGATGGTGCCGGATTACCGTGCAGGGGGCATAGTCGGTGTAGTCCCATGCAAGACTGCCGCCGTCAATGATGAGCGGGATGGCCGGCGGGATGGTGAACCGCGATTCGGTGTCGCCCTCGACATAGGCTGTGACCAAGGTCTCCTCGTCCCACCCGGCCGCCAGGACATAGAGCTTCATGCGGATGTGACTGGTAGCGGCCAACCCGGCAATCACACCATGCAGCATGGTCATGTCATAGGTCGCACGGGCGCCAGTCAGGTTGACTTTGGTTGTCGTCCCGATCAGGGTTTCGGCGTCTTCGTCGTCCACAGCGTAGAACACGGCATACATCTTGGCTGTCGATGTGCCGTTGGTCTGTTCCAAGATGGCGTCGACATGGCACAGCCACGGACCAGCCGGGATGGACGGTAGCCAGAGAGGGACAGTCTTCCAGGTGGCGACCAGCAGCGTGCCGTCTGACCCCGCCTTCTCGATGTCGGCCTCGACTCCTACCGACTCATAAGCAGGGACCGTACGCTTGATCCCCGTGGCTTCTAGATCCAGCAAGTAGTACGGCATGCCTCGACCGTAAGAGCACTCACCACCCAGATGCCTGAAGTCTATCTGAGACATGAATCACCTCAAATCATCTCGTCAGTGTCGTGCACCCGATTCCGTTCTTGCCCATAGAGAGCTTGCAGCCGTACTTGTCGAGCACCGCGCCGACGGCTTCCGCGCAGAGCTGCTCGCGCATTCTGGTGGCACCGGCAAGTTGCTCCTGCAGGTGTTGCACCTGGCCTTCGAGCCTGCGGATCTTCGTAGCGTCGTCATGCTCTGTCTGCGGCGGTTCTGCCCTGTCGGCTTTCGGCTTGATGAGGTCGAGCTTCGGGTCGTCAGTCTTCGTGTCTGCCATCTTCTTCACCTCGTCAGTTGTAGATCACGGTCAGCTTGTCGCCCTCTTCCAAGACGCCATCGAGGTCCAGGGCGTCCCACGTCAGGCGCGTCGTGTACCCGCCGTCCATGGCGTAGTCGTCGCCGTAGAACTGGTTCCCGGCCCCTTTCACGAGGAGAATGGTCTCGTTCGGCGTCGTAGGGGCATCAGCCAGGGTGACGTACCCGTTGGTGATGTTGGTCGAGGTCAGGGTGAACTTCTCGACCAGCCGCTGTCCGGCTAGGTCGGGCACGTCGTGCCAGCCGAGCGAGCTGCCGCTGTCGGTGCCCCAGTACTGCGAGGCATCGGCGCCGCTGGCCCCGTGGTCGTGGTCACCCGCCGCGATCTTGCTCGAACCGGTACCAATGGCGGCCGAGGCGATCATGGCATAGGTCACACCACCGGAGGCGATGCAGAGCCCGTTGGCATCCTTGGCGAGGCTGGTGCCGTTGAGCTTGATCGTGACGGCGTCTCCCGACAGCTCGATGCCCTGTCCGGGATTCACGTCGAAGGCGTTGCCGGTCTGGGCCAGGCCGTCCCCTGCGGTAATGGTCTGCCCGCCCATCTGCGACCAGGTGAGATTGTCGGTGTCGATGACGTCCGAGGCCGCGTCGGCGGTACAGAACCACTGTTCGTCCCCGTAACTCGTGCCTTCCTGGACGAAGCAGGCTGCGGACGAAGCGCCGTTGCCCGTGTAGAAATCGGCTGGACGTTCCCACGCACCCGTCCGCATGATCCAGATGCCGTTCTGACTGGCACTGGTCTGGCCGACGCAGAGGATGCGGTCCCCGTCGGAACAGACTACGCTGTCGATGGTCTGGGCCCCCGTAAGCGCGACATTGGAGACTGCGATCACCCGGGTGGCGGACTTCCAGGCCAGCCCGGAGAAGAGGGCGTCCACGTACGCCTTGCGCACACCCTGGTTGCCCGTCGTGGGATCGGCGCTGAAGGTCGGCAGGTTGGTCCCGAAGGCCCAGACAGCGGCAATCGTCTCGGCCTGGTCGAGCCGGGCGATGTTGGCATAGTCGGCAAGTTTGTCGAACGCGATGGACCCGGCCAACTGAGCCGATGTTACGCCGGCAGTTTTGATGTCCAGGCCGTTGGCCGTACGCTCCAGGGCCCCGGAGCTGTAGCACTTGACCTGGAACTCGTCGCTACTCCCCTCCTCCATGGATTGGGAGTCCAGCAGGGCAAAGCGGGCGAGAATGTCAGCCATGACCGTAGTCCTTACGCTGTGTAGGTGTACTCAAGGGTGAGCTTGTCTCCGGCTTCGAGAACCCCGTCGAGAGAGAGCCCGTCCCAACTGAGCCGGGCCGGATCAATCGTTACAGTGAAGTCTCGCGGGTACGACTGGCTCCCGGCGCCGTCGATGACGAGCTGCAGCATGCGGAGGTCCGGCGCGTGGGTCAGGGACACGTACTTGTTGCTGATGTGGGTCGAGTTCAGGGTCCAGGGGTCCCGGTAGATGGCCGCGCCGCTGCCGCCGTGCGATGGCGGGAGTGAACTGTCGTCGATGATGTGGTCGTCGTCGGCGTCGTACTCGGACTTGCGCATGTACTCGTCGTCCACCAGGTCCTCAGGGGGATCGAATCCCTCTTCGAGGTTGTTGCGACAGCGGAGCATGCCGCTGGCCACGAGGTCGCCGTCGGCGTCGGTGTCGTGGATGCGCAGTTCCAAGGGGATGATGCGCGCAGCCGCCAGGCCGTCGAATGCCGTTTCGAGAGGCGTGGTATTGAGAGAGCCGGTGGCAACGAGCTGCCCGGTCCCCGTCGTCCAGTCGCCAAACTCGGCGACCTTCACGCCGCGGTGCCAGAGGGCGGCATAGATGCTGGCGGCCGTGAGACCTGAATCGACCACACGCATATCGAGCGACTTGCGGAACTCGGGCGTGTCCCCGGATACGCTGAGGCGTTCGCCTGCCAGAACCGTCACGGTGATGTCCGGTGTCGTAGGCACGGCTGGGCTCCTATAGGGTCATGGCCAGATTGTCGAAGGTGGCCTTGTGGAAGGCTGCAAGCCCGGCGGGGTTGCCCGCCTGGGCATCGTCGGAGTCGATGGCGTAGGCCTCGGACAGCACATAGGCCACGAGGGCCGGGGCAAAGCGGTCGTGGATCGCGATCACGTCCGCTTCGGCTTCGGCGGCCGAGGGAGCCTCGATCCTGATGGTTTCGTCGGTATCGAGAATCACGCAGTCAGGCCGACGGCTGAAGAGGGCCCGGCAGCCGGCATTGAGGTCGGCCAGGAGGACAGAGGCGGTGTAGCGCTGGCCGTCCACATCGTTCAGGCGTACCCGGACAGCGTCGAGAATGTCTTCTGCGGTCATAGGACTCTGACTCCCTGCAGGGCGGTGTCGTAGAGCCCGGCGAAATTGCTCTGCGACCGGACCCGCAACCGGTAGAGCCGTTCATCCCAGGCGGCCTGCCAGACGGGCCAGTCCTGAGCGCTCCAGGGCTTGGCGGCATCGCGCTTGCGCACGGCCACCGCGCCGGCAATGAGCGTGTCCTGCTCGGCCGTCAGGAGCCAGTCGGGAACGTCGTCGCCGCTGGGCTGGCAGATCATGGCGACGGTGTAATCGTTGTTGCCGGGATCGGCAGCGAACACCAGGGTCGCGGGGGGGGCGAGGGCGACACCGGACTTGTCGATGGCCTCACCGTCGTCGTTCTGCAAGGCGGCGATGGCCACCAGGACGGCGCCGGTGGGGATGTCGAGGTCGTATTCGAGGGTATCGCTCGCGCCCTCGAGTGCCACATCTTCCACCCAGACACCCGTGCGCCGGCAAAGCTCGCGGGTCACCTGGCGGAGTGCGTCCATAGCCAGGGGGTACGGGCAGCCGGGGAGCTGCAGCATCGTGCGGTCGACGAGAGCGGAGAGGCTGGCGAGGGTGGCAGTCATTTTGCCCCGGTCCCTTCCTGCGCGCAATGCAGTGCGTTCAGATGCTTGCGCATGTGCTCTTCGGTCCAGCGCCCAGGGAGTTCCTTCCCGAACGTGGCGATGGAATACTCGCGAAGCACCGCCTTGCCTTCAAGGGCCATGACATCCGGGTGCTGCGGGATAAGGGACCCGTCGGCGGAGTCTCCCGGAGCGCCGTCAGCGCCAACGTCCTGGACCTCCGGTGGGGGAGGCCGGTCCGGCTGCAGCACTTCAAGCTGGGCCGGTGGCGTGGGTTCTGCGGGCAAAGCAGGGGCTTTGGGGGGCGCCGGCACGACGGCAACCACCGGGGCCAGTGGAATGAGTTGCCCGCCCGGCAGGATCTCGCTCCGGGTCTCGGTGTCGAACATGGCGGTGCGGAAGCCCCTCGCCTCGAAACGCGGGTTGTAGGTGAACACGAAGCCATCCTTGCGAATGCTGACCTTGACCGCTGCCATTCCTTGTACCTCCTTCTTCTTGGAGTGCGGTGCCGTGAGAGGGGCGGCCTGACGATGACGGATGGTTGTCAGGCCGCCATTGCTCATGGCGCCACAGGGCGCCGCGTGGATCAGATGCCGTGGACGACGCTGAAGTGGACGCGGAAGAGGACCTTGCCGACGGCAGAGCCGGCGCCGAGGATCTTCGCGCAGACGTACTTCGTGGCCGTCTCGCCATCGAGATACAGCCCGTTCAGGCTGTCCTCGCCGGCAATGTGGGAGCTGCGGACGGTGCCGGCAGCGGCGTTTCCGTTGAACCCGTCCAGGAGGCTGTCCAGCGCCACGGCCGTAGTGCCGGCGTCGGTGTAATGGCCGACGTCGAACGTGACGCTGGAGCCGCAGGCAACGCCGATGACGGCTTCCATGCGATGGATGACGACCTTCTTGGCGAACGAGAAGAGAACCACAATGTCGTTCGCTTCGAGTTCCTGGTCGGTGCAGTCCAGCAGGACCTCGCGCATCTCCGGGTGTGTCTCGTACCACGGGCGGGAAATCAGGTCGGTGAGGATGTTGTAGATCGGGGGCATGTATCGGGTCTCCTTAGACTCTGACTCTTGGGGTGTTCGGTCGGGGTGACCGAGGGCCGGCCTTTCACCGGCCCCCGGGGTGGGTTCAGGAGGCTCAGGCCTCGGCGGTGGGTTTGCAGTACAGCGTGCCGCAGGCTTCGGGCTTGACGACCTTGTAGCCGTACACCTGGAGCATCCGCACCAGGTCGCCGAAGGTCTTGGGGTTCTTCAGGGTTTCCTTCTTGACGAGCTGCGACGCGAACGTCAGGCCGGCCTTGTGGCCGAACAGCGTGTTCCAGCAGGTCACGGTGTCGGTGACGGTGGGGAGGTTGTTCGAGCGGAAGACCTCGAAGCGGTCGATCATGCCGATACGGCCGTTGCGCAGAACGCTCTTGCCGTCGCCGGTGAGAGACGCGTCCTTGATGTCGCTCATTTTCAGTTTGGTGGTGTACCACGAGGGCAGCACGATCCAGCGACCGTCGTCGGGGACGTTCTGCTCGTCCAGAGCCTGGCCGCACCGGAGAATGCACTCGATGGCGTTGGCGCTGTTGATGGCCTCGGGGGCCCCGGTGGCGCCGAGGTCGATTGCGCCCGACTCGGCGCCGGCCGTGGCACCGGCGTTGGCGGCGGCCACATCGCCGTAGGCGTTGGCCAGGATCGCGGTGTCGATGGCGTTGCGCAACTGCTCCGAGAAATGGGTGGCCCACTGCTCGACGTAGTTGAGGTCCATCTGTTTTTCTTCGGCCGCGTCGATGGCGAACGCCCAGTACTTGCCCTCGTCGATGTTCAACTCGACCGGCGTGGCTTCGGGCGTGGCGTAGGTGATGTCCTGCCCGGGCTTGTAGTCGGAAATCACCGCGTCGGGCAGGGTACGGATGATGACTTTGTCACCGAACTTGGTGATCTGACCTTCATACTCGGTGTTCGCGATCGCGCCGAACACGGTTGCGGCGTAGAAGGCGATGAGGAGCTTGGCCGCGTACAACGTCGGGATCAGGCTCGACGTTTTCGCGTTGGGGTAGCCGGTGGCAACGGTGGTCATGGTAGTGGGATCTCCTTACGTGTGGTCAGCGGACACGGTTTTCGGTGTATGCCGCGTCGATTTCAGCTATGAGGGCGAGCGCCCGATCTCCGGTGATTTCTTTCTTGGTGATGGCGGTGTACGCCTGCGAGACTTCTGCCTGTGTCCAGATGCGCTTGGACTGCGGTTTTTGGCCTTGCGGGGCGCCCGGCCTGACCGTGACCTGGCGGCCTATCGGTACGGGCTGGGCAACTCGCGGTGCGGCAGGAGCAACGGGCCCCTGCGCGGCCTCGGGCCAATCTCCGAAGATGCGCGCCACGGCGCCGGCATCGCCGGCAGTAATGGCGTTGTGCAGCAGTTGCAGATACGCGACCCCGGTACGCGGCTCGCTGGTGTCCCTGAGCCACGCCACGAAACGCGGATCGTTGTTCTGGGTCTGCCAGTCCGGGAGTATCCGCGTGAGGTTGCTCTCCAAGCGTTCTTGCCTGGCGCGGTCTCGTTCGGCACGGAGTTCGTCCAAAGCCATCCGCTGCTCCTGCACGTCAGGAGCGTCCTGGGCTCGCCTCTGCATACGGCGATTGAACTTCGCCAGGGTGCGGAAGAAGTCCGGGCCGAACTCTTCCAGGGCGGCAGCGTCACCGACCAGTTCCTTGAGTTGGTCGTCGGTGTACTCCACATCGGCCTGGGTCGTACCGTCCGTGGCTCCCTGTGGGAGGGCGTCGGCGTCCGGTTGCCTGGACTTGAGCAGCGCCTGCAGCGTGTTGAGTGCTCCCTGCAGTTGGGCAACGTGTGCCTCAGAGTTGGCAAGCTGGCCCTTGAGGTGGCCAATGTGCTGATGGAGCGCCGGGACCTCGGCATCGTACTTGCCCTTGAGCACCCGGTAACGCTGCTCGGCGTCACCACCGAGAGGACCGGTCTCGGGTTGGCCGTGGGCTTGTACCTCGGCCTCGAAACCCGGAATCTCCAGCCCCCTGGGCTGCTCTGGCTCGTGCGAGTTCTGGTCCTGTTCCTCGGGCTGCTCGGCAGGCTGTTCGGGAGGATTCCCGGACGCGTCCTCGCGCTGGGCAGCTTCGAGTTGGGCCATTGCTTCGCGCTCTGCCTGGGCTACTGCTGTCGGAATCTTCGGCTCGTGTGCCATGGGAACCTGTCTCCTGTCCTCGGTGAGCCGTTGCCAGGGCCGTCAGGTGTTCGCTGGTCGCGAGCCTGCAGCCTCCAGGTCTTCACCGTCTTGCGGTCCTGCGAGTCGCGTGCCTCTGCGGTCTCCCGCCATCCGGCGGGGCCGGCCAGTGCCGGCGCGCGGTGTTCGCGTCTATCTCTGCTGCAGCAGGTCGAGCCTGCGCAGTGTCGATTCGATCTCATCTACGAGTTTCACGGCGCCCTGCGAGCGCAGCAGCTCGTCCCCCGAGCGGCTGCAACAGACCTGCACATGCCGCTGTCGGAGCATGTCAAGGTAGGCGTAGAGGGCCTCCCCCTCCTGGCTATCGGCCAGCCTCCCGAGCCGGGCAATGGTCTCTTCAGGCAACCTGGTGTGGTCGTCAGCCGGCATTGGGCAGGGCCTCCATGGACGTCTCTGCGGAAGGCTCCGCCGGTGCCTGTGCATGGCCGCTGCCTGGCCAGGTGCCCCATTTCCCGAAGAGGATCAGCAAGGCCAGCCAGCAACGGCGGTAGAAGGGGATCGACGAGACGGTCTGCTGCCAGAGCGCTTCCATGTGCGCGGCCTGCAGCGCGGCTACTTCCGCAATCCGCATGCCGGCGATCTGCCGTTGCCTCGCCTGACGCTGCCGGAACCCGTTGGCGGCGCGTTCGAGGTGCATGCGTTTGCCGGCCGAACTGAGGAGGTGCTTGGGAGGCCTGTTCACTGCGGAGGCCCTCCAGGTTGTTGCGGCCGTGCCTCGGGTGTCGGCGGCTTCGGGGCTCCGGGTGCCTGCCCCTGCATGGAGACCTGCTGCTGGGCCTGAGCCTGCGCGGCCTGTGTGGCCATCTGCCGGGCTTCCAGCTCTTCCTCCTTCGGGATCAGGTCGTGCTCGGAGATGTTGAGCTGCGCGGCAATCGCCCTCAGCAGCTTGGCTCGGCCGGGCATGCCGAGGATTTGCATGTCGATGGGGTTGGCGGTCAGGGCGGCGAACTGCTGGGTCCGCTGCATGTGCTGGTCACGGATCAGGTTGTACAGCGCTCCGCGGGCCACGACCTGGGCGTCGCCCTTGATGTCGTCATCGTCGCCGTAGGTCATGAGCCAGCGGTAAAGCCTGGTGAGCGACGGCTGCAGGACGTGTGCATCGACCTGGGCCAGCGCCCGGCGCAGTCCCTTGGCCGCGGCACCCAACAGCATCGAGAGCCCGCCCATGGTCTCGGCAGCGCCGCGGGCATTGGGGTCGCCGGAGATGTACCTCGGAACCCCGGTCACGTTGTCGGCGCGCTCGTCGTGGTACTTGGCAACGGACAAGAGCTGGTCGGCGAGGATGGTGGGTTGAAAGAAGCTGACCGGCACCTTGCCGTCGGCGCTGCGGGAGCCGTTCATCGGCCAAACGCGCCACGGTCTCATTATGCGGTAGTCGAACTCGGGGGGTAACAGTGTGATGTCTACGGCCACTTGGGGCCCGCTGGCGAGAGCCAGGTTATTGTCGCAGGCCCGCATGGCCCGGTTGTAGGCGTCCTGGCAGTCGGCCATGACCTCGGGAAGGGCCTGCCCCCAGATCGAGCCCGGTACGGGCATGTAGCTCGCGGCGTAGTACGGTCGGAGCCCGAGGGGGTCGGGGTTGATGACGGCCCGGATCGCGGTCTTGCCCACGACCACGACGCAGCAGTCGACATACAGCGCGTCGCCGGTGTCGATATCCCACTCGCGTAGCCGGTCGGCCGGGACCGCCCCCCAGAACTCCAGAGCCTGGAAACGCTCGGCGAAGGGCTTGTTGTGCTCCAGCTCGGCAAGGGTGTCGCGGGATTCGAGGATGGCACGCTCGGCCTGTGCGCTGTCTGCCGGAACCGGGCCCGTGCCCTCGGCTATCACCCGGCGGATGGCCTCGGCGCTGTAGCCCTCCAGTTTGGCCATAGCCTCCAACTGGGAACCGTCATACCAGCAGCGCTCGATGACATAGCCGTCGTCGATGCTGCGTGCCGATGGCGAGACGTAGAGGTCGAAGGGACTGACGTTGTGCCAGACGTTGGTCGGGACGTCCTGGAGTTCCGCGACCATGGTCGGCTTGCCGTCTGCGTTCGTACTCTCGGCGAAGACCACGCGCCGCTGGATCTCCAGCAGCGGCCCCTTGAGGAAGGCGGTGGGGTAGACCGAGAAGCTGTCCAGGAACTCGTCGAGCGCCGACCAGTACGCGCCCTCCTGCAGCAGGTCGGCAATCCGGTCCTCCATGCGCCGTACGCGGTCCCGTGCCTCCTTCTGCAGGTCGCCGAACATGCCATCGTGCATGGTCCGGGCGTACCGGCTCACGTCCTCCGGGGCCCACTGCTCTCCGGCCTGGATGACCGGCCCCCAGTACGCCATGGTTCGCTGCACGATCTCTTGGCGGATGGGGTCCGGGAGCTCGGGGACGGGGGTAGGTTGCAGTTCCCAGGGCTGTTCCTCGCTGCGCAACACATCGGTCAGCCAGGAGAGAAACCCGGCCACCTTCTGATTGGTGAGGCCGTAGAAGGTCTCGCTGCCGCCGCTCTCCTGGATCGCGGCCAGTACATCGGGGTCGTACTGGCGCTGGCGACGGCGGTCGCAGTCGAGCAACCGCGGGGTGATGGTGCCGGCCTTGTGCCGCTCGGCATCCTGAAACGCCGCCAGGACGTATCCGGCCAGTTCGTCCACCGGGCGGGACTGGTCCACTTCCATGGCGCGCTGAGCGTCGCGCTCTGCAAGCTGGTCGGCTGAGGCTGCAGTCAGCAGTGGCATGGCCGCTATGGTGTCCCATTGGGGGACCCACCACCCCGGCAGGA